TTACACGGAGGATGTCGTCGGTTCGATCCCGGCAGGGCCCACGGGGGCAGGTCCGTTGACCTCGCCAGACTCCAGCCACTCGAACGGGAAACCGGTGCGGAGGGCGAACAGTCGCAGGGTCTGACGGCCTGGCGTAATGCGCCCGTTGATCCACGTCGAGACGGCTCCGCGTGAGACGCCGAGGTACTCGGACATCTCCTGCACGCTCACGTCGGAGACGCGAAGGGCACGCCGGAGTCGATCCGCGAGGTCGAACTCCAAACGCGCGTCATGCTGGGTCACGTTCTGCATGCTCATGATGACATCGTTGCACCAACTAGTGCGCGCCGCAACTGACGTTTGCTGTGCGGATTGCACGAGTTTGTACATTGTGCAACGCTTGCACCATGACCACAGCAGAAACCCCGATCCTGGGGACCGACGAGGCCGCTAAACGGCTCGGCGTGGCGCGGTCGACGCTGACCCGCATGGTGACCGCAGGGAAGATCGAGCCCCTGCACAAGGGCACCGGCCGCACCTCGTCCTACACGTTTCGGTCCGACGAGATCGAGCGCATCGCGCAGGAGCGCGGGCGATGAGCTGGCAGGCGATGGACGCCATTGACCAGCTGCCCTACGACGTGTGCCGTCCGCTCGCCTACCGCGTGCTCGTGAAGCTCGCAAACGTCGCAGCGCAAGACGGCACACGCGCCTGGCGGCTCTACGGCGAGGTAGCGAGCGAACTGGGCGTGAACGTCCGGAGCATCTACCGCGCGCTCGACGAGCTCGACCAGGCCAACCTCATCCGCCGCGGCGACCAGAAGGTCCTGTCGCACTGGCGCGGCGGTCACCGGCCCGTCGTCTGGGACATCGTCATGCACCACCCGATGTCCGCTCAGATGCCACTCCCGGACGACGAAGACGACACCGAATCGAGACCTGACACGGTTATCCACAACCCCACCGAAACGGGGGGTGACCTGACACGAGACCTGACACGAGACCTGTCCTCTGGTGTCAACCAGAAGAAACCAGGAGAACGAGAAGAACAACCACTTACCAAGACCCCGATAGGTAACCAGACAGGCCGTGTCACCCCACAGCAGCGCACCCGCTGCTCCGGATCGACCTCCGGCCGCCACTCCTTCGACGCACAGACGGGGTGGTGCACGAACGCGTGCGGACTCCGCGACGAGGCCCCCGCACCGATCGGAGCACACGCATGAACCCCGAGATGCACACCGACCCCTACGCGCTCGCGATCCTCGCAGCCGCCGTCTGGGCGCTCTTCCTCGCCGACTGCTGGCTACGACGCCCACGCAAGTCACAGCGGCCCGACGCCCCTAAGGAGAACACCTGGAGGAACCGGTGGCACTGAACGAATCGCCGTACGACGAGTGCGGCATCCACGGTTACGACTTCGACGACGATTGCGGCTGGTGCTTTGTCCTGTCCGGTCCAGAGCAGGGCGCTCCGCGCCAGGCCGAGGACGAGCAGGAGGACACGACCGTCCGCCAGACGGCCTACGGCCACGAGGCCCTCAGCCCGCTCGGCATCGCCGTCCGAGTAGGCACGCTCGTCCCGTCCGGCCCCGCCGTCCGCATCGAGGTAGACGACATCGCACGCTGGCTTGAACCCGAGGAAGCGCACGCCCTAGCGTCCGCCCTCAACGAAGCCGCGACGTACGCCGTGCACGAGGACCGGGCGGCACGCCGTGGCTGACACGGTCGACGTGAAGGTGCCCGCGAAGGTCTGGTGGCTGCTCGCCGAGCGCGCCGAGACTCAGGGCGTGACGGTGGCCGAGTACCTCGCGCACGTCGCGACGTCGCACGTCATCGCGCAGAAGACAGGCCCGCGCCACACCCAGGGCGTGACCACGAGCCGTGTCGCCGAGCTGCATGCGCTCGGCCTCACCGACCGGGACATCGCGGTCCGGCTCAGCATCGGCGTGCAGGGCGTCATGTACCACCGTCGCAAGCTCCGCCTCGCACCCAACCCGGGACGCACGGCATGAGCCGCCACCACCGCGCGCAGAAGTGGAGCACGCACGCACCGAAGCTCCGTGCTCGCATCGTGCTGCCTGCGCCGTGCCTCGACTGCCCGCACCCAGTGATGCCCGACCAGAAGTGGCAGGTCGGACACCGCAAGGCCGCGTCGGCAGGCGGTGCGCCGACCGTGGCGAACAGCGGCCCGTCGCACACCTACTGCCCAACCTGCCAGCGCAGGTGCAACCAGAGCAGCGGCGGGCGCATGGGCGCAGTCGTGACCAACCAGGCGCGTCGCCGCACCCGCGACCGCAGCAACGACATCAGGGAGTGGTGAGCATGGACGAGCGAGGCCAGCTCGGCGACGTGTGCGGCGAGCAGCAGAGGCAGGCCGGGATGATGCACACCTGCACGCTGCAGCCGCACCATCGGGCCGACTTCCACGACTGCTGGTGCGGCGAGTACTCGTGGGCCGACGCCGAGTTCCGAGGGGAGCCGAGCGCATGACGCGAGTCTTTGAGAAGTCGCCGATACCCCCGCCCGTAGGCAGCACGGATTTCTCTCTCCACCTGTGGGATGACGTGAGGAACGCCGGCATCGAACCGCAGTTCAGTTCGAGCCTGGACGAGACTCCCGAGAAGCGCCTGGAGTTCCTTCGGGGGGCCGAGCTGATGGGCTTCCGCCTCGAGCCGTTCGACCCCGAGGCGCGCGCTCGCGAGCTGTTGGACCCGCTGTTCGCCGCCGAGCGGAACCGCGAGCGTCGCGCCGCCGGCTACCGGTCCCAGCTGCTCCCGCAGCAGCTCCGCATCGCCGACTGCCTCAACCTGGAGCACGACTCGTACGCCATCGAGATCCCGCGACGAGCGACGAAGACGACGTCGATCTTCATGGTCGGGCTCGGCCGGATGGCGTCGCGGCCCGACTACCAGGTGACGTTCTCCGCGCAGAACGGCGTCGCCGGTTCCCGGCGTCTTCGCGAGTGGGCGCAGCGCCTCGACCAGATCAACCCGCCTGACGACCTGGACCTCCCGCCGTGGCTCCGCGGCCAGAACCGCCGACCGAAGGCCGTGCAGCGTCACGAGGCCCTGTTCGGCGAGGACCTCCTCGCGATCGCCGAGCAGGCCGCCGGCACGTCCGGCCGTGGCTTCCGCATCATGCGCGGCGAGGTCGGGAAGGGCATCTACTTCGACAACGGCTCGCAGATGCTCGTGCTCAAGCCCGACGGCGATGCGTACCGCGGTGAAGCTGCCGACCTGTCGTGGCTCGACGAGTTCCAGGAGGTCGATCCGGTCGAGGGCGACGACGTCATCGCTGCGATCCTCCCGCTGCAGGACACGAAGCCCGGGGCGTCGCTGGTGGTCTCCGGGACCGCGGGGGAGGCCCGCATCGGCCCGTTCTGGTCCTACATCGCCCGCCTGCGCGCCCACGACGCCGACGTGGGCGGCATGGACTACGCAGCGCCCGAGGACACCGCGTTCGACGACATCGAGGACGAGGACGCCGCGATCCGCCTCCTCGAGGGCGTGCACCCGGGCATCGGAACCCTGACCACCACCGAGAAGATGCGGAAGAACCACCGCGGCATGTCCAAGCCGCAGTGGGCCCGCGAGTACTTGTCGATGTGGCCCGACACGATGGGCGTCGCCGCGATCCCAGCCGGATGGTGGGAGACCGCACGCCTGGAGCGCCGGCCGCGCATCCCCGAGCGTGTCGCGTTCGGCCTCGACGTCCGCCCCGGCGGCTCCGTCGCCGCGATCTGCGCCGCGTGGCGCGACGGACGCGGCACGGCCTACGTCGAGGTCATCGCGCACCAGCCGAGCACGTCCTGGGTGCCGCAGAAGGCCCGCGAGCTAATGAAGTACTCCGGCGCCACGATCGCGTACGACGACATCGGCGAGGGCAAGGCCACCGCCACCGAGCTGGAAGCGATGAGGCCGAAGCCTCGACTGCGCGTGCAGACGTACCGCGAGCACGCCGCGGGGTGCGTGCAGCTCCTCCGCGAGCTCGAACGCGGCACGCTCAAGCACTTCGGGCAGGCGGGCCTCGACGACGCCGTCGCGACCGCCACGAAGCGCGAGGTTCGCTCCGACAACGGCGTCTGGCTGTGGGGTGTCGGCGCGAACGGCGGCGACATCTCGACGCTCGTCGCAGCGACCCGCGCGCTCCGCAACTGGGACCAGCACTTCGCCCGCAAGGGCACCTCGACCGTAGGGATCGTCGCCGCATGAGCCGCTCAACGAAGAACCTCCTCTCGCTCGACGTCTCGTCGTGCTCCGTCGTCGTCACGTGCAAGGCGTGCCCCTGGTGGCACGGGTTCGCCTTCTCCCGCGGCGAGGGATGGGAGCGAGCCGCGAACCACGAGAAGCTCGTGCACGAGGGGTTCGTCGGCGCGCAGAACGCCCTTGCGAAGCATCGTGAGCGGGAGCGCGACGCCATCAATCGACGGGCCATCGCCATGGCGGCGAGTCAGACCCGTCGGGCGCTCGATGAGTACGTCATGAAGGCCATCGCAAACCAGGACTGACCATCGCGGCCCGGAACGTCAGACACTCGACGTCTGATTGTCGGCATGCCCTTCGGATTCCAGCTCGCCCGCGCTGTGGCGACCGAGACCGCGCTGCCGGCCTCGTCGCCCGCGCAGCGGCTGCAGTCCGCCGCCGTCCTCACGCCCTGGTCCTCGCAGGACCACCTGAAGCAGCTCGCGATCAGCGAAGCGTTCGGTCTGCCGGACGAAGCGCCGGTCACGCGCGGCGAGGCGCTCACCCTCGCCGCCGTGTCCGACGCACGCGCGCACATCATCGAGAAGCTCGCCGGGGTCCCGCTCCGCGCCCTCGACGCGAACGGCGTCGTCGCGACGCAGCCGACGTGGCTCTACCGCACCGACGGCCCCGTCCCGCCGTGGCACCGCCTCGCCGCGACCCTGGACGACTGGGCCTTCTACGGTCACTCGCTCTGGGCCGTCCAGCGCGGCTCCGTCGGCCAGATCACGGACGCCGCGCACGTGCCCTACGACCGGTGGGACGTCGACACCAACGGCGCGATCCTCTTCGACAACGAGCCCGTCGACGAACGCGCCGTGCTGTACCTTCGCGGCCCGATGGACGGCCTCGTGAACGTCGCCTCCCGCACCATCCGCGGCGCGGTCGACCTCGAGAAGAGCACCGTCGCGAAGGGCCGCACACCCGTCCCCGCGATCCTCATCGAAGAGGTCGAGGAAGGGTCCATGACCCAGGAAGAGGTCAACGAGTACGTCAAGGGCGTCGCCGCCGCGCGACGGAACCCCGACGGCGCCGTCATGTTCGCCCCGGCGAAGGTCCGCATCACCTTCCACGGCGACGTCGCGTCCGACCTCATGATCGACGGCCGGAACCGCGCCGCGCTCGACATCGCGAAGCACCTGCACCTGCCGGCATCCGCGATCGACGCCACCGTCGACAAGGCCTCGCTCAACTACCAGACCCAGGCAGGCACCGAGCAGACCGTGGTCGACCGCATGTCGTTCTGGTCCGAACCGCTCGAAGCGCGCCTGTCGATGGACGACGTCGTGCCGCGCGGGCAGCGCATCCGCTTCGACTTCTCCCCGAACCCCGCCGACACCAGCACGCCCGTCACCGGGCCCTACGCAGAGGACTGAGCATGACCGAGAACCTGGAGGCGGGCGACTTCGCCGTCATCGACGCCGAGCAGCGCGTCGTCCGCGGACGACTCCTGCCGTGGAACGAGCAGTCGCGCCTGAGCGCGTCGAAGACCGAGCCGATCGCGTTCGCACCCGGCACCGTCGCCGTCCCCGGCGACTTCTCCGCCCTGAACGCGAACCGGCACCACAACCGCTACGACCCCGTCGCCCGGTTCATCGGCATCAGCACGAACGAGTCCGGCATCGACGCCGACTTCCAGATCGCTCGCACGCCCGAGGGCGACGAGGTCCTGGCCGGCGGCAAGTGGAAGCTGTCCGCCGAGCTCGCCGACATCCGCCGCGACCCGACCAACCCGTCGCGCGGCGTGGCCGCCCGCCTCACCGGCGCAGCGTTCGTCACCGAAGGAGCCTTCGCGTCGGCCGGGCTCTTCGCGATCGACGCCGAAGCCGACGTCGAGCCGATCGCCCCGGATGACCCCGAGGCCGAGACCACCGAGGAGACCTCCAAGGCCCCCGACGGGTCGACCGTGACGAAGGTCACGACGACGAAGACGGAGACCGCCGCCGACGGCACGGTCACCACCATCGAGACCGTGACAACCGTCACGGCCGAGAACCCGGACGCCGAGCCGGACGACGCAGAGAAGGAGCCCGCCGTGGGCAACGCAACCGTGCACGAGACCATGAAGGCGGGCCTCCAGAAGCCGGCCACCGACGAGCCCGGCGCGAACGCCGTGTTCGAGGCGCTCCGCGCCGCCCGCAGCCCGCACGGCAACGAGCAGGCCGAGACGATGCTCGCGGCCCTGGCGGACGTCAAGGTCACCGGCACCGGTGCCCTGCCGATCGACGGCGTCATCCAGCCGAAGTGGCTCGGCGAGGTCTGGTCCGAGCGGTCCTACACCCGCCGCTACTTCGGCCTGGTGAAGAACGGCCCGCTGACGAACATCAACGAGAAGGGCTTCACGCTCGACTCCGACGAGCTCATCCAGACCTGGGCGGGCAACAAGAGCAACATCCCGACCGGCACCGGCACGACGAAGCTGCTCGACAGCATCTTCCAGCGCTGGGCCTTCGGCGTCGACATCGCCCGCGAGTTCTTCGACATCCCCGGCAACGGCGAGGTCATCGAAGCGTTCATCCGGCGCATCGTCAACTCCTACGCCCGCGTCACCGACAAGTGGGCCCTCCAGCAGTTCCTCACCGCAGCCGGCGCTGCCGTCCCCGCCGACACGTTCCCGGACAAGTACAACACCTCCATCGGCAAGGTCCTCCAAGTCCTCGACATCATCAACGACTCCGACGTCGACGCCACGTCGATCGTCGTCGCAAAGGACGTCCACAAGGAACTGCTCTACACGCCGAAGGACCTCATCCCCGAGTACGTGTCCCTCTCGGTCGGGATCGGTGACACGGACAGCTCCGGCGGTGGCGTCGTCATCAAGCGCGACAAGTTCGACCAGCTCCCCGCCGGCGGCGTCCTCGGCATCGCCCGCGACGCCGCGCACGTCAACGAGCTCGGCGGCGGCAGCCCGATCCTGCTCGACGCGCTCGACATCGCCCGAGGCGGCGTCGACAAGGCCGCCGTCGGCTACACGCAGTACATGACGGAGTACTCCGACGGGTTCGTGCTCGTCGGCAACGCGCCCGCCGCGGGCTGATCCACCACACCGAGAGGAGGGCATGACGATGAGCGCAGGACCGTTCTGGGTCGGGGACATCCCCGCCACGGACCTCGTCGTCGTGCCCTCCCGCGGCCGCGACGACCTCGACCTCACCCCCTACGACGACGCGGACGTGCACCTGTACGACCCCGACGGCGCCGAGGTCCCGACCGCGGGGTTCCTCGCGACGATCGACCAGGACCAGCAGATCGTCGTCATCGAGTGGCCGTCCGACTCCGTCCTCACCGTCCCGGGGCTCTACACGCTCGTGCTCGTGCTCCTCACCGAGGGCGGGCACCGCGACCGGGCCGACTCGATCATCCTCGCCGCTCAGGCCGACGACGGCTGGCACACGCTCGAATCCGCACGGAACGACTGGCGGGACGCACCGGATGACGATGCGATCCTCTGGACGCTCCTCGAGTCCGCCCGCGTCCAGTGCGTCGATTTCGCACCCGACCTCGGTGCGCGGCGGCCGCCGGCGAACTACCGGCAGGCCGAGATCATGCAGGCCCGCGCGATCTGGCAGTCGACGCAGGCGAACGCGTCCGAGCAGATCGGCGTCGACGGGTACGCCGTCAGCGTCTACCCGCTCGACCACACGATCCGGCTCCTGCTCCGACCGAAGCGCGCCGTCCCGGTGGTCGGCTGATGCCCGCGCAGACCGTCCGCGGCTGGGTCGAGGCTCAGCTCAAGCCGCTGCTCCCGAGCACATGGCGGCTCGTCCCGTACCAGCGGAACCTCGACGAGCTCAACCAGGTCACCGTCATGCTCCGCCTCCAGCGGGTCGTCCCGCTGGACGAGGCACCGAACGGCGCGTGGCGGGCCGAGTGGACGCTGACGATCATCCACCCGGGCCAGGACGTCACCCGCGCTCAGAAGCTGCTCGACCAGCAGTTGTTCGAGTTGCTCAACGCGATCCGCGATGTTCGTGCCACCGGCCAGAACATCGACTGGTCCGACGCGCAGTCGGTCGTCTTCGGCGATCGGTACGAGGCGTTCGACCTCACCATCCGCACGATCCTCACCAAGCAGTAGGAGAACCTCATGACCCAGATCGGTGTCCAGCCGTTCACCCTCACCGACGTCAAGCTGAAGGTCGACGCTGACAACTACGAGCAGCACGTCTCGCAGGTCGAGTTCCAGCCGCAGGGCGGCGTCACCACATGGAAGGGTCTCACCCCCGAATCGGCGTTCTCGTTCGCGCAGACGCCCACGTGGCAGCTCGTCCTCGCCGTCGCGCAGGACTGGAAGACGCCGGGCAGCCTGTCCCGGTACCTCTTCGATAACCAGGGCAAGACCGTCGACGCGACCTTCACGCCCGTCGCCGGGGGGCCCGACATCGACGCGAGCATCATCCTCACCGCGCCGAGCATCGGCGGCGCAGTCGACGCGGTCGCCGCCTCGACGGTCACGCTCGGCGTCGTCGGCAAGCCGACCATCAGCGGCGGCGATGGCTTCGCATCCGAGTCGGCGGTCGCCAGCGACACCACGACGGTGGTCTGACCGATGGGCTACATCAAGACCCTCTGGGAGAACAGGAAGACCAGGCTCAACGCCGACAACCTCAACCACGTCGAGGGCCAGTTCGACGCCGCGTTTGCCGAAATCGTGGAGCGCGGCCTCCGCCGTGGCGCGCGCACAGTGTTCCTCGGTGATTCGATCACGCGGAACCTCAACACCCTCGACGATCAATCCCAGCCCCTCTACGGCGAGGGCTGGGCAACTCTCACGAGTTACCTCTCCGGCCAGCAAGCTCTCCTGGTTCGCAACGCGGGCGTCACGAACAACACCGTTCAGGACATGGCCGCTCGCCTCGAAGCCGACGTGATCGACGTCCGCCCCGACCGATGCATCATCCTGGCGGGAACCAACAACACGAACCTCATCGACAGCCCGACCATCGCCCAGACGATGACTGTGTTCGAACAGCAGATCATCGCGCCGCTCCTCGCAGCGAACATCGAGCCCATCCTCTGCACCATTCCGCCTCGAAGCGGCACGCGAACCGCTGACCCGAACACGTTCCGTAAGACGGCTCAGTGGAACGCATTCATCAGGAGCGCTTCCGCCCGGTACAGGCTGCCTCTCATCGACGTATACGCAGCGGTCGTAGACCCGGCGACAGGTGACTACAAGGTCGGCCTGTCGGGGGACGGTGTACACCCCGGCAAGCTCGGCATGAAGGCGATCGCGCAGGCAGCAGCTTCCAAGCTCTCTTCGCTGTACCCCGCCTCGCCAGCCCCACTCGCCCTCGATCAGTTCAACCCGCACAACATCGCACCCAACGCGCTGTTTCTGGGGGGCTTGCAGTCGACCGGAACCTACTCCGGGCTGCCGGTTGGTTGGCAGGGCTCAACCACTGGAGTCACCGCGTCGATCGCTGATCCGGTGCCCGGTGACGGCCTGGGTGCCGGGAAGTGGTTGCAGGTCACGAAAACGGACACCACGACGATCAAGAGCATCAACTGGTCGAAGCTGATCACAGACCTCGCGACTGCCGGCATCCCTGTTGCAGTAGGCGACAACATCGGGTGGGGATTTGCCTACGCGATTTCTGGGTCGGCGGCAGTGGGCGCCTCGCAGTATGTCACAGTGGCGCTTCGGTACGTGGACACGGCCGGAGCGAACGTCAAAATCGTCACGCCCATCAATCAGTTCGAGATGGACGGGCAAGGCGTCGTTTGGTTCGAGGGAATCGTGCCGGCGAACGCTGTCCGACTGCGCATGGACGTCTCGTTCTCCCTCGCATCCGCGCAGACGATGAAGGTGGGGCAAATCACCTGCCTCAACCTCACCGCGCTCGGCCTGGCGTCGGCCACCGTAACGGGTGGGTAATGGCGGGCAGCGGGCGCATCTCGGTCTTCGCGTCAGACGAACTGCGCACGCTGCTCGCCGCCCTCCGGCAGGTCCCTCGTGACGTGCAGAAGCAGGTCCGGCAGCAGACGAAGGCGGAGGCGCAGCCGATCTGGCAGAGCGAGCTCGGCCAGCGGCCGGCGTCCGCCGTGCAGCAGCGGGTGCTCGTGAAGACCGGCCGGGTGCGCGTGTCCAACCAGAACGTGCAGCTCGAGTCCGGACGCATCGGCCGGTCACTTCGGGGAGGCGCTCGTCCGGCCGACATCGCCCCGGCGGTCGAGTTCGGCGCGAACGGCGATCAGAAGACCACCACCATGACGACCAGCCGCCGCGGGAAGCGGTACCCGGTCACCCGCCGCACGAAGCGCCAGTTCCCCTCGTGGAGCTCCAACGGGCACGTCGTGTTCCCGTCCACCCGCCGGGCGATCCCACGCCTCGCGTCGCTGTGGATTCAGACCACCGCCCGAACCCTGTTCGACGCGTTCGATTCCGTGAAGTAGGAGGACCAGATGGCCGGAGGATTCTCCATCGGCGTCGCCGCGGACACCCGCGCGTTCGAGTCCGGCGTGAAGGCTGGAATCATCGAGCCTGTCGAGGACGCGCAGGACGCGCTCCAGGACCTTGCTCGGTCCGGCGACAAGGCCGGCGACGGGCTGTCGAAGGGCAGCCGTGACGCCGAGCTGTCGCTCGGCAAGCTAGGTCGTGCCGGCAAGGAAGCTGGCGACGACCTCGAAGCCGGTCTCAAGGGCGCTCAGAAGCAGACCGACCTGACCGCCGCGGACTACCGTGCGATGACAGCGAAGATCGAGGCTGAGACGGCGAAGATCAAGTCGTCGAGCCGCGAGTCGTTCGACAAGGCCGGAGGCTCGTCGGGGGAGTTCAAGGAGGAAGCTCTCTCGAACTTCTCCGAGGTCACGTCCTCGTTCCAGGGCGACATGACGTCGATCACCGACCTCGCGCAGGGGACCTTCGGTGGGCTTGCCTCGCTCGGCGGTCCGGCGTCGATCGCCTTCGGTGGTCTCGCGGTCGCGGTCGGGCTGATCGGACAGGCGTTCGCGACGTCCGGCGAGGAGTCGGAGGAGTTCAAGCAGAAGATCGCCGACCTCGCGCAGACGAAGCTCGGTGACCTCTTCGGCCAGTACGAGGACAGCGGCGACGACCTCGCGAAGGGGCTCCGGAAGTGGGCCACCGACGCTGACTCGTTCGGCGGGTCGCTGTCTGACCTGCGGAAGAACACGAAGAACGGCGGGCTGGAGTACGGGCGCTACGCCGACGCGATCGCGACGCAGTCCGTGCCGAAGATGAAGGAGATGCGCCGTGAGGTTGAGGCGCAGATCAAGTCGCTCGACAAGCAGGCGGGCGCCCAGCGCGCTGCCGGCGACGGTAGCTCGGCGCTCGCGAACAAGCTCGGCGAGCAGGCGGACGCTGCTCGCGCCGTGAAGAAGCAGCTCGACGACAACCTCGACGTCAACGACGCGTACGAGAAAAGCCTCGAGTCGGTCGCGAAGGCCCAGGGGCAGACGGTCGATCAGTACCTCGCCACGGTTGACGCGCAGGCTGCCGCCGAGGAGGCGAACAAGAGCCTCGAGGACTCGATGAAGTCCCTCGCCGAGCAGAGCGGCGAGTCGACCGCCGAGCTCGTCGACAACTCGTCGCTCGGCGCAGCCAACTACATCGCCGGCATACAGAAGCGGCAGGCCGCCGACGACCAGTACTACGCGAACCTCCAGACCGTGGGGAAGACCGTCCCCGACGAGGTGTTCCAATACCTCCAGGGGCAGGGCGAGGCGTTCAGCCAGGAGCTCGCGACGTACCTGTCGGCGACACCGGCGCAGCAGGCCACGATCCTCGACGGCTGGAAGAAGGCCGCGGGCTCCGGCACCGAAATCGACGGCCCAACCGTCAAGGCCAAGGGCGACACGTCCGACGTCGACAAGAAGACGGCGGCGAAGAGCAAGGAGCAGAAGGCGGGGCCCACCTCGAAGCTCCGAGCGGACGCGAGCGCGGTCGACAAGGCCGTGAAAGAGAAGGGCGCTGAGAAGAAAGCGGGGACGACGCTCAAGCTCCGCGCCGACGACGACGCCGTCGAGAAGGCCGTCGCGCGCTGGCGCGACAAGACCTACCACGCGACGGTGAAGTTCAAGGCAGACACGAGCGACGTGACCGCCGCGCTCAACCGTCTCGACGGGCGGCACATCAGCGTCGTCGTCGACCAGAAGGTCGGGAAGAAGGTCGCCTGATGGCTACGACAATCCGCTCCGACCAGGTCGCACACACCGTCGCGCACGCGTGGACCGGCGCCGCGTACAGCTCGCCCTCGATCGAGCTCGTCGACGGCGCCGAGAAGCGCCGGAACCTCGTCAGCAACCCGTCGTTCGAGGACGGCCTGAACGGCTGGACGACCTCGGCGACGAGCGACACGACGAAGGCCCACAGCGGCACCCGGTCGGCGCTCATGACGACCGTGAACGGCGACACGAGCTACCTGTCGACCGCGACCAACCTGCCGGTGCTCCCTGGGGAGTCCTACACGTCGAGCGCCTGGGTGTTCGCGGCCGCGGACCTCGCCGTCACCTACTACCTGCAAGCGCTCATCTTCGACGCGTCAGGCGCGATCCTGACGTTCATCCCGTCGAGCACAGGGATCAAGTTCGCAACCCCCGAGTGGACCCGCATCAGCCAGTCGTTCGTCATCCCCGCGGGTGCCGCCAGTCTTGGGCTGATCCTGTCGCCCTCGAACGAGACGCCCGGCGCTACCGACGCGCTCAACGTCGACGACGTGCTCCTCGAGAGCGGATCGGAGCTGCTCCCGTACTTCGACGGCAGCACCGCCTCGTCGTCCGTCCTGGGCGAGTCCAGCCCGCTCCTGATCGACGGGTGGCAGGAGAGCGTCGACACCCGGAACGTTCTCAACCCGGTGGTGGGCGGCGGCGTCGACTACACGCTCTACCCGGCGTCGCTCCGATCCGGCCAGTTCGTCGCTGTGTTCGACGACGAGGACGCCGCGGCGGAGCTCCTGAGGATGCACCAGCGGCCAGCCCGCTTCACGCTTCAGGACGCGGACCGGCCGAGCGTCGCGATGCTCTACATCGCGGACGGCACGGTCACGCGCGCTCTCGACGACGAGTCCCGCGACTACTGGCTGGTCACGATCCCGTTCCAGGAGGTCGACGCGTGACCACCGTCGCCCTCGACGCGCCCGCCGTCAGCCTCCACTACGGCTCGACCGAGTACGAGCTCGTCGACCGCCAGTTCACGATCAGCCTCGACGAGGGCAACTCGCCGTTCCTGGTCGCCCGCGCGGTCATCACACGACCGACCACCGACCTCGACTACGACCTGCTCGACCCGACGCGGCGAACGTCGATCAAGGTCGACGTCAACGTGGGAGCCGAGACGCCCCTGTCCGTCTCGCTGTTCGTGCTCGAGCGGGTCTACGACCCCTCGGACAACACCGTCTCGCTGACGTTCGTCACTGGCGAGTACGACCTGCTCACGTACAGCCCGTCGACGATCGTGAACCTCATCACGTCGCAGACGAGCGTCCGCGCGCTCTGCCAGACCGTCGTGCAGCGAGCCACGGGCGCGGCGTTCGCCGTGAGCCTCGTCGGCGGGGCGACCGACAAGACCTTCCGCGTCTTCTCGCAGGTCGAGAACCTCGCCCTCAACCCGAAGCTCGGCGTCAACGCGACCGGCTGGACCGCGGTGGGAACGACCGGCGGCGGAACGGTCGCGCGCAGCACGAACACCAGCGCGGCCTACCCGTTCCAGACCTACGCGCGGCTGGAACTGGGCGCGGGTGTCGCCTCCTCGGCCGGTGTTGCGTACACCCAGGCGGGATCGTTCAGCGCCGGCGAGCAGTACACCTTCATGATCTACGGGAACGTCACCCGTGCGAACGTCATGTCGGCGCGGCTGATCTGGTCCGACAGCACCGGTGCGGAGATCGGTGTCCGCTCCTACGCCGCCTCCCGGTCGATCGCCGCGTCGAGCTGGCAGCGGTTCGTCATCAACGCCACGGCCCCCGCGAACGCCTCCAACGTGTCCGTCACGTTCTACGCGGGCTCGGCAGCCACGGCGTGGGCGGCGGGCGACGTGCTCTACGCGACCGCCGTCACGATCTTCGAGGGCGACGGGACCGACCCGACACAGGCCGCCGGCACCTACTTCCCCTACTTCGACGGCGTCAGCGCGGACACGGTCGACTACCACTTCGGCTGGTCCGACGTCGCCGACGCCTCGACGAGCACGCGGACGCCGCTCGTGCAGCGCGACCCGGAGACGCTCTGGTGGACCCCGGGCGTCACCGCGTTCGATTTCCTGAAGCCGATCCTCGACGCTGTCGGCCTCCGGCTCTTCTACCGCGAGGACAAGACGTGGTGCCTCGCCGACAACGGCTACAAGCTCCCCGGGCAGGTCGCCGTCCAGTACGGCGTCAACCTCTACGAGGGGCAGGAGCAGGTCAGCCTCGACGGCCAGGACCCGGACGGGTTCCCGATGAACGCCGACGCCGTGATCCTCCGGTACGCGTGGAGCGACCCCATCACGGGCGCGCAGAAGACCGCCTCCGACACCGCGACCGCCGGCACCTACAAGCGGCCCTATGTCGTCGACAGCGACCAGCCCTACCCGGGTCCCGGCCAGGCCCGCTACCTGCTCGCCCGGTTGCAGGCCCGGAAGTACGCGCTCACTACCGTCGCCCGCCCGGACTGGTCCGCCCGTCCCGGCATGGCCTCGTTCATCTCGCTGCCCCGCCGGCCCGCGCAGACGGGCTACGTGCAGTCCGTCGAGTGGGACGTCGCCGGTGCCCGCATGACCATCACCGCGAAGGGGCTCGTCAGCGCCGTCGACGGCTCGGTCGGCCACGCCCCATCAACCCAGACCATCGGCGCCGTGCCCGGCACGATCGCCGCCTACACGAACTGAGGACACCATGGCAGTAGGAGACGCAGCAGGCGCGAAGGGCCTGAAGACCTACGACGACTCCCTGCTCGTCGCCGACCTCGACGTCGCCCTCAACCAGCGCGGCGACGAGGTCGCCGCCGTGATGACGCGCGCGGACAAGCTCGAGGCGCAGACGATGGGCGTCCCGAAGTTCTTCGTCAAGCGCTCGAGCAACGGGCAGAACATCACCGCCGAGGCGTGGCAGCTGCTCGCGTCCGGCGCGTGGGGCTCGCCGATCAAGAGCGTCGGCGGATTCACGTGGAGCGCCGGCATCCTCACCGTCCCGCGCGCCGGCGTCTACGACGTGCGCGGGCACGTCATGTTCCGCAACGACGATTACCGGACCGTCGCCCTTAACATCACCCGGAACAGCACCACGCCCGACAGCGCTGCGAGCGTCGCCGGCAACGAGACCACGGTCGAGTCGCCGGACTTCGACTCCAGCCTCCAGCTCGGCGTGACGGCCGCGGAGTTCGTGCCCCTCAACGCCGGCGACAAGCTCCGCTTCTACGTCCTCCAGCGCAACCGAGGAGCGGAGACCCGGAACATCGGCGACCGCGTGTTCGACCTCTCGTTCAACGTCCTGTGGGTGGACACCCTGTGATGCTCACCGCCACCGACGCGCTCGACGACCCCATCACGAGGTGGTCCGCGCTGATCCTCGCCGTGGGCGGCGTAGTTCTCGGCGTCCTCTACGCGATCGTCAAGCTCCGCAAGCTCGCCGTGGACCTCGGGATCGTCAAGCGGGAAGTCAAGAACGACCACAGCGCCAACCTCCGGGAGGAGGCCGACGAGCGCCACGACCAGAACTACCGCACCCTCGCCCGCATCGAGCAGAAGGTTGACGCGATGGCCGTCGAGGTCGGCGTGCACGCCTTCCGGCTCGACACCATCGACGACGACCTCGGGCGCACCCGAGACAGGAGACCCGAACGATGATCACCCGAACCCGATCAAACGCGCAGGCGTACGCGGCCGCCCTCGCCGGCAAGAGTCGCGACAAGCTGCCCGTGCCGTGGACCAACTCGGCCGTCATGGACGACTGCGCCGCGTTCTGCTCGCACGTCCTCTGGGGCGGCAAGCCCGGCCCGATCCTCTGGGTCGACGGCTTCAAGAGCGCCGGCGACGGCACCTACGCGCCGGGCGCCGGCGACATCGCCCCGATGGACGTCCTGCTCTTCGACTGGGAGGGCAACGGCGTCGGCAACCACGTCGAGTTCTTCGTCGCCGACCTCGGCAACGGCTACGTCCGCACGTACGGCGCCAACGGCTCCGACACCCGAGCCGCCGCGTTCCGGCTCCGACCGAAGCACTACATCCTCGGCCGATTCCGGCCCCACTGGGCAGCGACCGTCCCCGCGCCCGCGAAGACCACCACCACCAGCACCACCGACCAGGAAGAGCCCGACATGATCATCCTCAGCAACAGCAAGGGGCAGGCGCTCCTCACCGAGAGTGCGCTCATCACTTTCAACAGCCCGGCGGACGTCCGCGCCATGTCCGGCGCCGGCGTCAAGTCCGTCAAGGTGTCCGACGCGTTCTTCGCGAAGGTCGCCGACGCGATGGCGAAGCGCTGATGGGCGACCACGAGCAGACCACGAAGGCCGGCACCGCGATCGCGACCGTGCAGCAGTACGCGAAGGGCATCGTCGCGCTCGTCGGGTCCGTCCTGACCGCAGGCGTGTTCGTGCTGCCGGACGACGTGCAGCCGTGGGTCGGACTCGGCATGGCTGCCCTGACGGCTGTGGCGACGTACCGGGTGCCGAACCGGAAGCCGGCCGAGGAGGAGACGACCGCCGGGTACCCGGACGCGCTCAAGAGCGAACCGGACGACGCCCTGGGGTAGGCGTCAGGAGTTTCGTCGCACCCACACGAGCGCCTGCACCACCAGCGCAGCCGACCACGGCACCACCGTGGCGACGGCGAGCACGGCGGCGACGAGCAATGGACCTACCGCGAGAGCGATCACCGCCAGCAGCGCGAACAGGCCACCGAGCGCCCACAGGGTGTTGGTGGCGACATTCACGGGCTTGCCGGCAGCGGCCAGCACTTCATCGTTGGTCATGCGACGATCACTCATGAGCGGCAGGGTACCGGTCCGGGGCCTGTTCGGGTCAGGTCCCGGACCGGGGGTCACGCTGCCCGGCGCCCTGACCGCGTCGGGAGTGCGCGGGCTCGCAGAGCGTCGATGCCGTCGCGCTTCCGCCGTTCGCTGACACCGGTGTAGATCTGCGTCGTCGCGAGCGACTCGTGCATCATCAGCTCCTGCACGACCCGAATGTCGACCTCGGCCTCGACGAGCTCGGTCGCGAAGCCGTGCCGCAGCGAGTGCGCGGTCAGTCGCGGGTTCGTGATGCCGGCACGACGCTTCGCCCGCTTGATCAGGTCCGACACAGACGAGGGACTCACGTGCCCCTCGCGACCGCCGCGCGCCGGGAACCACCAGCCGTCGCGAGGCATGCTCTCGGCGAGCTCCGCGATCGTCGGGTGCAACGGCAGCGTGCGATCCTTGCTGCCCTTGCCGACTGTCCGAATCGTCATGCCGACGAGGTCCACGTCCTGTCCATGCACTGCCGCGATCGACGACACGCGGAACCCCTGGTAGAAGCCGAGGAGGATCATCGCCCGCGTGCGCCGGTACGCGCCGCTGGCGAGCATCCGGTCGATCTCGGCCTCGGTGAACGGCCGCGGCATCGCTCGCGGTACCCGGACGGTCCCGAGACGCGCGGCCGGGTTGTCGTCCGTGAGCCCCTCGGCGACCGCGTAAGCGTAGAACGCCCGCAGCGCCAGGCTGTAGGTCCGCCTGGTCCCGTTCGAAAGGCCGGGCCTCCCGAGGAAACGACGGAGGTCGGCAGTCGTCAGCTCGAGCAGCGGGAGCTTGGTGAAGGCTCCGAGCGTGCGCAGCACGGCCTCGCGGTTGCAGATGGTGGTGTCGGCGAGCCCCTCGCCGCGCTGGTAGTCGGCGTAGTCGCCGAGCAGACGTTGATCCAT